ATCGTTTTCTACTATGCAGCTTTTAGTGATCTACCCAGTGCATCAACATATCATGGGGCCATTGCTCATGTTCATGCGCTCGGAGGGATGTATTTTGCTCACGGCGGTAATTGGCTGCGCTTGAATGATGAGGTAAGCGGCCCTGTAACCAAATACACCGCTGGCGTTAATGGCTCTAGCGCATATACATTTACTGGTCCCGGGGCAACTTCAGGTAACAACCCGAACTTTACCTTCTACAAGGGTCACACATATTTGATTGACAATACAGCTAATGTATCAAGCCATCCTTTGCAAATCAGGACATCTAATGGCGGGTCTGCTTTTACAACAGGGGTGACAGACAACTACAATTCTACCACCGGGTTGACGCAGTTTATTGTCCCGCATGAACCAAGCGATTCATCTTTGGTGTATCAGTGCACTAACCATAGCGCTATGGTCGGCAATATAACAATAGTATAGTGAGCAAGTGACATGTCATTTACATACACAGAGCTACAAGACGCGATAAAGAATTTTACAGAGAACGAGGAAACTTCTTTTGTAACTAATCTGCCTGTGTTTATTCGTGGCGCGGAAGATCGTATCTCTACGCTGGTTGATCTAGAACTATTCAGAAAGAATGCTACATCACAACTTACAGCTAGTGATCCTTATCTAAATGTACCTACCGATTATCTAGCACCTTTCTCTTTTCAAATTACAACAGCTAATTATAAAGCGTTTTTAGACTTCAAAGATGTAAACTTTGTTCAACGGTATTCAATAGATTATGGCAGCAATGCTGTCCCAAAATACTATGGTATTTTTGATGTAGATAATTTTATTGTGGGTCCTACACCGGATCAGGCATATACAGTAGAGCTTCATTATTACTACAGGCCAGCCAGTATTACGGCTGGAGCGGGTTCAGGTAATACTTGGCTCAGTACTAATGCTCCTAATGCCCTTCTTTACGGTTCTCTTGTAGAAGCGTATACTTACATGAAGGGTGAACAGGACATGATGCAACTGTATGAACAAAGGTTCATGCAGGAAATACAACGACTAAAGGATTTGGCTGAAGCTAGAGAGAATAGTGATGCCTACAGGAGAGGTCTACCTGATAGGCCACGCACTTAAACAGGAGTAAGAACGATGGCAACATCAAACGCAGCAACCAATTACCTAGAGAGAAGGGTTCTTGACTTCATATTTAAGAACAACTCACTCTCTTTTGCTACGCCAAACAACGATATATATGTTGGCCTAGCAACCGCCGTGTCAAACGCGGAGGCTGGAAATGTAACAGAAGTACAAGTAGACACAGACGATGCTAACTATACAAGACAGCAAGTCACCGCAGCAAACTGGAAACAGTCAACAACAACCGTAGCAGTTGCTCTGACAAACAGCGCAACAGAAGTGATACTAACAGACGCAGAAGCGTTCCCGTCATCTGGCGCTGTTGTTATTGGTGATGAGATCATTACCTACACTGGTAAAGATACCACAGCCACGGCAAATACAAACGGTGCGGTTAGCTCATCAGCTAACGTATCGGTTGATGGAAACAGCGGCACTATCACTGTTGGTATGGTTGTTACTGGCACAGGCATATCTGGCACAGTCAGAGTGGCTACTGTCACAAACCAAAACAACATTGTTTTGAGTTCCGCAGTTTCAATTAGTGATAATGTGGCACTGAGCTTTGACGGCACAAACACTCTCACAGGTGGTACACGAGGAACATCTAGCACAACTGCCGCCGCGCATAGCGTGTCAGACGTTGTTGTTTGTGACACTCAGCGAGTGATAAACGACAACAATGTTGAGTTTGCAGCAGCCGCTGGAACGGCCTCTACTTACACCGTTACCCACGCTTTTGTTGCAGACAAGAACATTGCCACAGCAACAGTCAATGGCGCAGTTAGTTCATCAGCTAATGTGACTGTTGATGCAAATAACGGAACAATCGTTGTAGGCGATGTTGTTACCGGGACCGGGATCAGTGGTGTCGTGCGAGTAGCTACAGTAAATAGCCAGACCAGCATTGTTCTGGATACTGCTGTGTCAATCTCAGACAATGTGTTGTTGACTTTCGACGGTTCCAACAAGCTGTTTATTGGAGCATTGGACGCAAGTAAGACAATAGCGGTTGGAGATATATTCCGTATTAACGCAGGGAACCTGTCAATAGAGTTGAAGTAATGCCTCTTGTACTTAAAGATCGCGTCAAAGAGACGACCACGACCACAGGCACTGGCACATATACGTTAGCTGGTGCTTTGACTGGTTTTGAAGCTTTTAGTCAAGTGGGTGACGGTAATACAACCTATTACACTTGTACTGACGGCACTGACTTTGAGACAGGTATTGGTACTTTTACTTTATCTGGGACGACTCTTGCTCGTACCACCATATTGCAGTCTAGCAATTCAGATAATGCCGTTAATTGGTCGTCTGGTACTAGAACAATATTTTGTACGTTGCCAGCAGAAAAGATGATATTTAATGATGCAACTGGCAGTCCTGTTAACTTTACAGATAACTCGCTGGCATTTGCGATAGCGTTAGGATAGGGAAATGGCAAACGCATTTAAAACATTCACGGCGCAAAACATTGATACGTCATCGTCTAAAGCTACCTTGTACACTTGTCCAAGTTCTACAGAGACGACAATCATTGGCCTTAACATCGCTAACATATTGACAGTCTCAATTACGGTTACAGTCGAGCTACTGGACGGTGGAAGCACCATTACTCATGTAGTTAAAGATGCAATTGTGCCTGTTGGATCATCTCTGGTGGCGGTTGGAGGCCCTCAAAAAATTGTTATGAACGCCACTGACGTATTAAAGGTTTATGGGTCACAGGCTAACTGCTGTGATGCGGTTCTGAGTGTGCTGGAGATTACCTAATGGCACTCGGCACTATTGACACTAACCAAATTGCAAGCGAAGCAGTTACTGTGCCGAAGGTCACTGACCAAGTTTTGACTAACAGAAACCTTGTAAAAAATGGGGCAATGATTGTCGCTCAAAGAGCAGCATCGGCCACAGGGCTAGGTGCTGCAAATGGTTATTTTACAGTTGACCGAATGAGGATGGCTATAGGAGATGCAAGTGCTGGTCGGTTTACGATGGCACAAACAGCCGTAACTGACCTTTCTGGGTTTTCAAAAAGTGTAAAGATTTCATGCACGACAGCAGATACCAGCATTGCCGCTGGTGAAAGACTTGTTTTAAACTATCGTTTTGAAGGACAAGACTTGCAAAGTTTAAAGTCAAGTAGTTCTTCACTAAAAGCCTTTACCGTTTCTTTTTATGCTAGAGCAAATGCCGCTTTTAACCTTTGCAGTGAAATAATATTTGGTGCGGATACTAGTAAAAACTCACAAGCTAATCAAATAAACGCCCTTACTACTGATTGGCAAAGATTTACTATGTCAATTCCAGCCGCGACTAACACTCAAATTGATGACGTAACTACGCATGATACAGATTTAATGTTCTGGATGCATGCTGGCTCCACTTACACAAGTGGTAGCACTAGCACGACTTTAAGACCAAATGTTAATGCTAATAGGGCGGCTGGTGTTAGCAGTATTTTTGCTTCAACAAGTAACTTTGTTGAAATCACTGGTATTCAACTTGAAGTCGGAGATGAGGCTACACCCTTTGAGCATGAGGACTACGGAACTACGTTAGCCAAGTGTCAGAGGTACTATGAGGTACTACCTCAACATTCTGGTAGTTTTACTGTTATTGCGGCCTATAGAGCAAGTAGTGATTATAGGGCGCAATGGATATTCAAAACAGAGAAAAGAGCCACACCTACAATGGGTGGTAGTTTTAGTGCCACACTTACTGCAACTTACGTTTCAGCACAAATGGCAAGTTATTATAGAACTGGTGATTTTTACGGTGGTGCTTTAACGGCATCTGCGGAGTTGTAAAAATGGACATTAAATCAGCAAAGTATTATAAAAACGGTATAACTGGTAAAGAGTGTGGCATCTATTGCACGATTGATGATGTTAAGGTGGCTGTTCCCCTTGACCCAGACAACGCAGATTTTGCAGAAATCCAACGCCAAGTGGCGGATGGCACTCTAACAATAGAGGATGCAGATTAATGGCATATCTTGGACCACCGCCATCACAAACACCAGCAAGCCCTACTAGCCAGTATTTCAGTGGGAATGCGTCAACTACAACTTTTACATTAAACCGCCCGGTTAATGTTTCTGAAGACTTAAACGTGTATGTGAATAACGTGCCTCAAGAGCCGGGGACTGGAAAGTCTTACACTGCTTCAGGAACCAATTTAATTTTTGATGCAGCGCCCTCTGCTGGCACAAACAATGTGTACGTTGTTTACCGAGGACTAGCAGAGTTAAACACCCGCATTCATTCTGACAGGACTGTATCAACATCAAACCCGTCTGGTGGTGAGGATGGAGACATTTGGCTAAAGGTAAGTTAATATGCCGTTTTACGTCAAGGATAACGGCACTTGGAAGGAAGTCACTAGTGGTAATTACTACGTTAAACACGGTGGGGCATGGACGGTTGTACAAGAGGCGTATGTTAAAGACGCTGGAAGTTGGAAGCAGTATTTTCAGGGCGAGGTTGGCGTGACACTGGCTAATAGTACAAATGTGGCCGCATCATCTCTGTTCACTTCTTCAGTATGGACAGGGACTACACCGAAGCGAATCACCGTCCCATCTGGTGTTACCATTGGTGGGACAGGAGGGACAGCCGCTATAACAATAGCAAGCAACATGGCTGGCACTCTCATTATTGATAACGCTGGCAGTATTCTTGGCACTGGCGGCGCATCGAATGGCGGGGCTGGTGGCAATGCAATAACTAATGCGGCCTCTAATGTGACTATAAACAACACAAATTTATTAGCTGGTGGAGGCGGCGGAGGCGGTCAGGGCGGCGCTGGCGGCGCTGGCGAGGTAGATGGGGGTAGAGAGCCTGCCTCAAACTTTTCTAATGGCTCTCAAATAAACCCCGGCTATTACTGGAATGTAAATTCTTATCATATTTATTATGACGGCGCTACTAGCTATGTATATTGGGGTAGTAATATTGGTAACGCTAGTGGATTTCCATCTTATGTAAGGATTGGAAGTAATGAATATCATAGAGGTGCTAGTCGCGGTGGCGGGAAATATGAAATATATCGTCAAGCAAAAACAACTACTTCAGCCGGAACAGGCGGGGCTGGTGGACTAGGGCAAGGCTATAATCAAACAAATTCGTCAGGCTCAAGCGGGAGCGCTGGCGGCACAAATGCTGGCACGGGCGGCGCTGGCGGCGCGGGATCGACCTACGCTGTTGCAGGCGTAGCGGGATCGACTGGCGCGAATGGAAATGCAGTTAGCGGCGGCACGGGGAGTGCTGGATCTGCTGGCGGCGCTGCTGGAGCCGCTGTTAGCGGAACTTCAGTAACAATGAATAATACTGGGACAGTTCATGGAGCGGTCGCATGACCAAGTATAATGTTGAAAAAATTGAAAACGGTGTCGCTACTTTGCGATACCCTGATAATAGCTGGGCAGAGATTGTTTTATCTTCGGATATGACAGAGGCGGACTTGGATGATTTGGCATTACAGTACGCACCAAAAACCGGAACCAAACCTAGTTTTCTTTCCGCAGGTGAAACTAGGACAGCAACAGCTAAAACAATCGAAACTCCAACAGATGATCGTGCCGACTATATTAAAGCGAGACAAGAAGCATACGGCACATACGCCGAGCAACTTGAATACATTACTGAACAAGGTTTATATGCTTGGCAAGTGAATGTATCTAAAATTAAATCTGATAACCCCAAGCCTGAGTGATGATAAGGAATAACTAGATGCCTATATCTAAAATAAAATCAGCAGGGGTGGAAGTAGGACTCGTCAGTTCCGGCGGCACTATAACATCTTATGAGAGTGGTGGAACAACTTATATAGTCCATACTTTTTTAGATGATGGTGTATTTCAAGCTAGTGCAGATGTGACCGCAGATTTTCTTATTGTAGCAGGTGGTGGTGGTTCCGCTGCTGCTGAAGGTTATTCAGGATCTACTGGCGGCGGCGGCGCTGGCGGTCTTGTAGAAGGCACAAGTCAAACCGTGTCTGCTGGAAACTACA